ACACCGAACAGGGTGTCCAGACGATATTTCGTCGTCATGGTGTCGATGTCGTAGAACTTCTGCATGACCAGCTCGATGCCCTGATCGGTGCTGGCGCGCATCACTGCGGTGCCAGCGTCAGACGGGACAGCGTAACGGCCAGGCAGCAGCTCCAGCGCATCCTTCTGCCAGAAGCAGTTGATGCTGGTGGCGTCGATGTTCAGCCAGGTGATCGCAGCGGTAGCAGAGGTGCTGGCCACGTTGATGTTCTTGTACTGAAGCTCGGCGTCCGTCGGGCTGGAGTTGGCACCGATCATCGGCGGGCTGATGGTCATCGTGGTGCCCGAATCAACCGAGAGCACACGGAAGGTCTTGAGTTGACCCGTGCTCTGCTTGGTGATGTGATGGACGGCCTCGATGCCAGCGATGGTGAAGCAGTCACCAGCGTTCACGCCCGTCGTCGTCGAAACCGTGACGGTCTGGTAGCGGTTGTCCACGTTGATCTGACCGCCGACCGAGGTCGAGGTAGCTTGCGGGACATAACGCACCTGAGCGCCGTTGGTGGCGATGGTGACGGTAGCGGTTTGCGCGGTGATGCGGTTGGCGTAGTCGAGCTTGTAGGTCTCGAAGCCAGCCACCATGCCAACATACGAACGCTCGTAGGCGTTAGCCGACTTGGTGCCGGTGAACGAACGGGTGGCAGCGGCAAGATTGCCGGCCAGGCCGTTGTAGTCACGCGACGACAGAGCCAGATAACGATCCATCGTGGGCACGCCTTGCTCGTTCATGATGCTGTCGCACAGGGCCACATCATCATAGTCGCCAGCAGCGCCGTTGATGGGAACGACCAGCGTGCCTTGGTTGGCAGCGACGTTCATCAGAGCGACGTTGATGTCGGAAGCGAGCTTCTGCTTGGCAGCATCCCCCAGACGGCCTTCTTGCAGCGCATCGCGCAGCTCAAGGGTCGTCATGGTCCAGGGCACGGTCTTCGAGAAGCCCAGCGTAGCCGGAACGGACAACTGGGTGAAGTCCGCGTAGGACGAGGAGATAGACGAGCCAGGGGTCGAGTTGATCGACGTGGCGATGTAGGGCATCGGACGCCAGATGGTGTCACGCGCGCGCTCCATCATCTGACCGTCGGTACGGTAGATGCTGACGTTGCGGGACATCACCAGTGCGTCTTGGAAACCTTCGAGCATGTCCTCAAAGGCGACGCGTTCTTCCTTACTAAATGCGTTTGCCATGATTGGCTCCTAAATTACTTGGACCGTTGTTGCCTACGATATTGCATCACTTTGGTGTAGTCACCAGTACGTTCTGCATCAGCGCGTAGGCGCTCAAGTGTTGAGTCTACCGCTCCAGAAGCCCTGGCCGAACCGACCACGGTTTTCTCAGGCGGCGGTGCCTTGCGTTGCGTTACCTTCAAGTCTTTCTCCAGTTTCGCTACTGCAAAGGCAAACTTCACAGGATCCTTGATTTCTGACAGTTCCTTAGCCTTCGCGGGGTTACTTCCAAGTGCATAGACAACCAGTGCGGGATTCTCAGCGCCTTGCAGGATAACGCCTTGCTGCACCACGTTCAGGTTTTGAAGCACCGTTTCTTCGGCATCCTCAAAATCCTTGACCTTTAGCTCGGCTTTCGCCTTGCCGTAGTGGGTCAGCTTTTGTTCCCAGCTAGCCTTCTGAGCTTCCTCGGCCTGTTTTGCCCTGGCGTTGAATTCATCGACCTTGCGTTTTTGCTCGAACCATGAATCCAGCGCTTGCTCGAACTTGTCAGCGTCGTAGTCGAAGTCTTCCAGCTTCGGCTTCTGTCCCAGGGTCAACGCTTTGGGTCGCTCCTGTTGAGACAGCCTCGCCTCGTACTCTCGAATCTTTCGCTGCGCTTCCCGGTGCTGCTTTCGCAACTCCCGCACCCAATCGGGTGCACGCTCTTGCTCTTGAGGTGGCGATTCCTCTTCACCGATTGAGACTACAACCTCATCCTCTTCTGGCGACTCAGGAGCCTGCTCAGGCTCGGGGTTCTGCTGGTCGTCTTGAGGCGGCTGCTCCTCAATCACATCTGCCATTTGCTCGTCCATCTGATCCTTTCACTCAAGCATTGGGCCGCTTGGTAGCCGTGGAAATTATTCTACACCCATGTTTTCTTACCAGGGGCTTTCACCTCCGCTGCCTGGACCGACATCGCCAATACCGCCGATGCCACCGACGTCACCGATAGAGCCGACGTCCATACCACCGCCAAAGTCCATGCCCGTCGCAGTGCCTGGCGTTCCAATATCAAGCCCGAATCCCTGAGCGGCATTGATTGCTGCGGCTTCTGTCATACCTGCTGGCGCAGTACCGAAACCACCTGTGATGGCCATCAACGCATCCATCGGATCGATATTCAATGCCGAAGCCAATGCATTTGCCTCGCTGGTCAGCGGCGACATGCCCGTGGCAGTTTCGACTGGCGTCAGTGCGCCTTTGACAGTTGTGAAGGTTGATGGCAGTCCCATCATGCCTTTGGCAATTGTCGAGATCGGAGACACGGCAAACGACAGACCCTGTGCAGCCATTCCGATCAAATCGGCAGCCGTCATCGGAACGCCCTGCGCATCAGTGATGCCAGTGATCGGGTTTTCCCATCCACCTCCTGTCGGCCCCATGTCCATGCCTGAGCCATCGCCACCGCTGTAGATGTCCTGGCCCAGCAGCGTGGCCGCAGGTGCCGCCGCAGGCGCTGCTGCCGGTGTTTGAGTCGGAGCAGGCAGCGTGCCGATCCTGCGCAGGTCAGCGCCGACATTGCCAGTCAAGCCGCCAGTGCGGCCAAGGCCGTACAGTGCTGCGCCGAAAGCCAGGTCTCGTACTCGGGGGTCCATCATTCGCGCTCCATGATCTTGAGGTTCTGCTCTTCGCCAGGGAAGACGACGAAGTTGGATGTGCCCTTGCCGCCTTGGCCTCGGCTGCCTGCGTCTAGGTAGCGAACGCCCGCGATCCCTTTTTTGCGGAGATGCTCTGCCGCTGCTTTTGATGAACTGCTTGGCTCACCAAGTTTTTCGCCTGTCCTAACGTAAAACTCCATGCCTGTCCAATCTTTTATGGAGGCATTAGGGTTTTTATCCAAACCAATAGCCCGCTTTACAAAATCGGACTGCTCACTCAACGGCTTGTCCCAGTCCAGCATCTTGCCGACCATCTCGTCGGGGATGTCTACGGTGTAGAGAGAGCCTTTGTTGCCAAAGCCAACAGTTTCGACAGAATCTTGTTTCCATGCGTTTAACTGTCGAACTATCGACGAAGACCCAAGCCTTGATTCGGCATCTTTTATTGCCGCTTCATAATCTCCATTGTGTTTAACTAGAAAGGATCCAGGGTCAAACCCGTCTGTTGTGCTTCTTGCTGCTATTTGTGTGGATCCGTCTTTCATTTTGATTTTGAATCCATCGAACGTAAGCGCTTGTTGATACGCTTTCGCCACATCCGGCGACTCAGCAAAATACAACCCGTGCCCGTAAGCCTGCGCACCCTCGCCAGTGCCGATCTTGCTGGCATCAAAGCGCTCGAACCGATGCGGTGTGCCGTGGTAGGCCAGCATCGCACGCTCGACGCCGCCAAGGTCAGCAGCAGCGCCGCCAATCGCCGCAGCAGCCGTGCGGCCACCGCCTGGCACGCCAACCAGTGACAGCAGGTCGGCAACCTGAGCACCGCGCCCTGGCTTCATCTCGGGCACAAACGAGGCTGTGCGCCCAGCGTAGGGGTTGATGCGCAGCGGCATGTTGCCGTAGCTCATCTCGACCAGTTCCTCTGGCGCTTTGCCAAGCAGCAGCGACCCTACGCCCTCGCCACCAAGCAACGGCACACCCTGCGGGATCTGCATGCGGTTGGCGAAGTCACGCACGGCCATCAAGGCATCGGCAAGCATCCCCATGCGCGGGCTGCGCGGGGTCTCGGTCATCTGTGGCAAATCGTCGTAACGCCTGCCGGTGATTGGATCGACTGCCGTTTGCCTGATGTCAGCCATCATTCCCTCGCAAAGTCACGCACAGCACGCAAGCCTTCCAGCGTTGCCTTGTCGTCCTCGATGCCGATCTTGGCCAGTGTCTCCTGCGTCTTGGCACGAGACAACTCGGCGTCTGCAACCGTCTTGACCGTGTTCGCCCTGGCCTGCGCTGCCTTGGCGATAGCCTCCTCGGCTGCGGCCTGCAAGAACACGGCATTCGGGTCGCTCTGGCCTTGCAGCATAGCTGCAAGCTGCTCGGCCTCTTCCTCAGTCGGCTTGATCACGCCCATGCGCAACAGCTTCTGGCGGAAGTAGTCGCGCACATCGCTGATGCCCTCGCCTTCCATGTTCATCATGGCCATCGCCTGGAGCACCTGCGAGGTCTCGGGATCCTGCGTCACCTGCATCATGCCGGTCAGCGCACGTACCGTCGCCTCGCGCTTGCTGGCGCTGGTAGGACCGATGTCAACCCAGACGTCCATCTTGGCTTCGGACAGGTCGTTCTCAGTGATGACCTCGCCCTTCTCGCCAATGGCCGGGGCCATCAGTTCGATCATCTCGACCTCGGCGTTTTCGCCCAGCTTCTTCATGCGCCGCTTGGGCTCGACGTAGACGTCCTGCGCCATCGACAGCCACACCTCGCCGGCCCGCTTCTTGGCCTTGCTGAAGTTGCTCATGTAGATGTAAGCCTGCATGTCCAGCCGCTGCTGGATCATCTCAACGGCCTTGCCGCTGATGTTGCTCACGATCTTGTCGCCGCCCTCTTGGTTGCCCAGGATGTCGCGCATGTCGCGCTCGGTCAACTCAAGCAGCGCCGCCATCGCAGGCGGGATGTTCGGGCTCTTGGTGTAGGCAACAGGGCCTGCTGGCTGCGTCGCTCCATCGGGGCCAGTGATCGGATTGACCAGCAGGTAGGGATAGTCGCGCAGGTTGTCCTCGGACCACATCACCTGATGGCCTGCGACCTGCTCGGGCAGCAGGATCGGCTTCTCGACGCTGGACAGTGCGCTGATCTCACCCAGCTTCGATAGCTGCATGTTCTTCAGGCGCTGCGCGTCCTTGGCCAGGCGCACATGGCCCATGCAGCGCTCGACGTTATCCACAAACCAGCGCTTGCCGTAGACCGGCACGATGGGGATGTTCTTGCCTGCGATGTAGCCCTGATCCTCAAGAATCTTGCCGCCGCTCATCAGGTACTTGCGCACCTTGCGGGTCTTGATCTTGCGCTGGCGCACCTCGATTGCGCCGATGGCTTCCAGGCGCGTCTCAAGCTCGGGATCCTCGTCGAACTCGGACTGCGCATACCG